GGATGAAGAGCTTAATAAAGAAAACTAAAAGTGTAATGGGAAATGATGTTAAAGAGTTTGAGAAATTGTCTCATATATTATGGGAAATAAAAAGAAATGAAGCCATAATCAAAACTTCAGATATAATAATGGAAATGATGCATGATAAATATGTATTTATAGCCAATAAATTGTTACCAAAATTTAAGGAAGGTAATTTTAATTTAATTTTTGAACAAGAATGCAAGAAGTTTGACTTTAATTTTGCAAATAGGGAGTATTTTGATTTATGTAAACCACTTATGCCTGATTTAATATATATAGATATAGATGAGAAAAAGGTAAGACAAGTAGAAATTAAGAGTGGTAGCATTGTTGATGATCAAATAAAATTGGGTAGTAAGTATTTAAGGATAAAGAATTTTTGTAATTCCATTAGTTTTGATTATAAATATGTTGCTTTATCTGGTCCCACCTGTGGGAACTGGGATATGATTATCAAAGAATCATTAGATATTAATATAACACCTGCAGATAATAGTATTAGGATTAAATATTTAGACATATTAAAGAAGGATATAAATAGATTAAGAGATTCCTTTAAAGATATAAAGTTTAATACACTAGATAAGGTTAAAGATAGGATAACTATAGATTCTCTGATAGGAGAAGTAGAAGACCTCGGTAATAAAACTATAAGAGGTTATAATGATAATGTAGGACTTTCTTGGAAACCAAAGTATAAAAATATAAATGAATTTGCATTAGATTTAAATAATGTGTTGGATGATTTTCCAGATGAATATGAAAAAACAGATGAGGAAACTGTTAGACAAAGTTTCAAACTAATGTGGTCAATTAGTAATAATATTAAAAATATTGAGTTGGGACATGAAAAACCAATGATGGCTACACAGATAAGTGTTAGCAATATTAAAAGGGATAAGGGATTGATAGAATCAGTAAGAAAATGTGATCAATCTAGTAGTAGTGGAATATTAGAATTAAAGAATATATTTAATACAAAAGTATCAAGATTAGGTCAAGATAATATTATTAAAGAAGGTTTAGCCTTGAATATAGGTAAAAATAAAATAAATATGAGTCTAAGTGAAATTAAAAATAAAAGTAAGATAGTTAGAAATTTAAATGAGAGCTTAAATAAAAATAAAGAGAATAGAGAACCAAAAGTTATTAGTGAAGATATGATGAATAATAAGTATAATGATATAGTAATAATGAGAGAAAAACTGGAAGAAGAAATTGGAAACCCTATAAAATTAAGGGAAGGATATAATGTCATAAATAGAGGAATGAGAGAGAATGAAGCAAATATAGCTATAAACGGTAATAATATTATGAATAGATTACTGTGTACTAGAGCTGCAAAAACATTGATGAGTGTTAGTCAAATGGCAGAAGGAATTTTAATTAATCAGGTTAATGAAAATAAGAAATATTGTGTGTATGATGGTGGATCAGGTGATACAATGTTTCTAACATGTCCACATGGATTAACATCTTCTAGAAATACACAAGTCACTTATATTATAATAAGTAGAGGAGATATTATTAAAACTTTTAATAGAAGTTTTGAGGAGGAGATATTAGATGGAGAAAAGATTAATATTAGTTACCCAATGACAGCAGATTCTGCTAGATTATCTATGTTTAAAAATAGCTTTAGTGGTGGAATTTCATTGGCAATAACACAAGCATTGTTATTAAATGGAACATTGGAAGAGAAAATAGAATATGGTAAAAAAGTATTGTCTATGGCTGTAATTATTGCATTAAGTCCACATCAAGGTTTATCTTTAATTACTGATTTATTTAAGTACATGTTAAATGCAGGATTGTCAGAATTTTCATTGCTTAAATCTTTAATAACAAAAAAAGCATCAATATTGATTAAAAGCTATGAAGTTGGGTATGTAGTGAAAGAAACAGAAAGATGGCTAATAGAGTTAATTAAAAAGAGAGATAGTGTAGTTAAATTTGAGACTAATGTTATCAGTGATGATGAGATTGATATAATGACTGGTTTGAAAGGAGATTTTCCTAGTTTTGCATGGCAAAAACTTAAAATTAGTGATTTTAAAGTATTAGTTAATGAAGTCAATGGTTTCAATATGTTAAGAGGTAAAGGTCTTTATGGTCATCAAGAAATATCTAGAGCTTATACTGCAATCAAACAAATGGATGAATTATATGATAATGATTTATTAGAAGTAGGTAAGTATAGAATGATGGATGGGGATATTTTAGATTTTAAAGATAAAAAAATGGGAATGTTATCAAGAAGTGTAATTGAATTAGGTACAAGAATTTATTTTGATGATAATAAACAATTGTATAAAGTTCACACAGAAAATCTATTGTCAAAAGGTTTGGATAAAAGTATACTTAGTATTAGTAGTATGAATGGGACTGTTAATAAAGAATTAAACGGTAGTTCAACTTCAATTAAAGATGCACTTGATATATTACATAGTAAAAAAAGTTTTGAAAATTATACTATAGTAGACTTAGCAAAAGATGCTGTTAATAGCAATCATGTGATAAGAATAGCAGAAAAGGAACAGAGAGGTGGTGCAAGAGAGATAACATCCATAAGTATGGAAATGAAGGGACTTTTAAGAGTTATTGAAATGACAGAGCAAGCTTTAGGAGATAAAGTTGAAAGTAATATCATAACAGGCAAACATAAGCTAACATATATACAAAAAGCTTGGAGACAAGTACAGGGTAGTAAAAATAATTTAGGGCATAAAGTCTGGATTGCAAGTGAGGATAATCAAAAATGGTCAAATTCAATGGAAAGTACTAATTTCATATACTATGGTAGGAATTCACCAATTTATGAAAGGAATAATAATTTATTTAGGTTGTTAGAGCACTCAGTTTATAAAAATTATAATAGAGAAATATTAATTAAACATAAAATAAGTGAAGTTCCTGAAACATATACAGGTGATGATAAAAAATCATGGTTATATGTAAAAGAAAAGTTTGACAATTCTGAAAATTTAGATGCAAAGACCGGTTGGCCACAAGGAATGTATAATAATTTAAGTACAAATATTAAGACAGTAGCATGTCACTTAATAGACAAAGTGGCTAAAATATTAATAAGGAAGGATTTTGAAATTAAAGGTGTAGAACACTCAGATGATAGCATTTTTTTTGCAAAATGTAGTGAATCAGAGATAAAAAAATATGTTAAAATAAGATATATTATTTGGAGGATGTTTGGTATCAAGAAATCAGAAACAAAATCTAGTTTGGGTACAATTCAAGGCGAAATGGTAAGTAATCATATAATAAATGGAGAGGTTTGTAATCCTTTTATTAAATCTATTATGACTTCTTTAAATGATTTTACTTGTAAAGGTGTAGGTGAAGATACAATAGATGCTTTAAATAGGATAAATAATCTAATAAGAGAGGGTGCATCATTAGAAATTGCAATTCAAATCAAAAAATTGATAATGCATAGAATATATATGTTATATAGTCATGGATCAGGAATGAAGAATGACCCTCAACGTTTAATTAAAGAATCAACTGGTGTTGATATACCTAGATATATGATACCCTTAACTCTTTTTGGTAGTCCCGGATGTTCAATTATGGAGTGTTTATCAACAAAATCAGTAGGTGATGATATAGTGAAATGTAATAAGCTAAAAACTCTAAAAGAATATAAAAATGTTGAAAATAATGAAAGAATAAAGATATTGGAAAAATTAATTGTGTTTAGTTACTTAATGAATCCCTTATCAAATGACCGAAATCAAATAAATTCTAGAATATTTGGTTCTATTAAAATCGCTTTTGTTAATAAGAAAAAAGATGATACTGTTAAGTACTTTGATGAAAAACTTAAAGATATAGATTCTAGTAAAACTTTCCCTTTATTAATACCTTATTGGGATATAAAATCACAATTAGAGTTTCTTAAAGATTTAAGTGAAAATGGTGCTTTTAAAGAGGCTTTAACAAAAAATAGTGATAGTATATCTAATAGAAGAAAATTAGCTTTATTAATAAATACTAAATCTTTAATTATTAATACTGGTAGAGACAAAGATACTATACCACAGACAGACAAAAAAATAGTAGAAAATGCAATTAAAAGTAGGAAAACATTTACTTTGAAAACTATTATTGAAACAGTTATAAATGACATAAAAGAATGGTTTCCAAATAAGGATATAGAAAGTGGTTTAAATGAAGTTTTTAATTTTTGTGAGAGTTTCACTGTTTATAATAAAGTATTAGAATATATTGATGGTTTTAAAATAATAGGAAGTAGAAGGGAAAAGGGCTCTTATACTATCAATAAAGGTGATGTTCTAGTAAACAGGTTAGCTAATCCTGGTATTATTATTAAATGCTTGTATCATATATTTGATTCAGAAGAGTGTACTAAAATAAAAGGTCCATTAGAAGGTGAGGAAATATTAGTAGAAAATTATATATTAAATAGGTTTAACCATATATTAATAGATAACGAAAAGAGCAGTTATATGAAAGTTTATAAAGTGTTAATGGATGAAGTTACATCCACAACACCTTATATACAACCAAAAATAAGAGGTAAAAGATATGCTGATTATATTAGAAATACTTTTGGTGTAACTGCATTTACTAATTATCAAATTGGAGTAATATCAGAAAGTAAGTTGATAGTTTACGATAATATGTTTGATGATATGAGTAGCATTGCTCCTAAATTACAATGTTTATTATCTAGTAGACTAAATGGTTGTCAAGAAGATTATATGAGTGATTTAAATGAGAGTTATTTAGATAGCAAATTTTTAGTAGGGGATAGAAGAACTAAATTATCAGTAGCTGTATTTAGTTTTTTAAGAAATAGAGAAAGTAAGTACTTAGACATGTTTAGGAGAGAAGATAAGGAAGTATTAGTAGAGAATATTGGATCAAAAAGGAAATTTATAAATAATATGTATCTTGGTGAAATGGTTTTAAGAATGCAATTTAAAGAAACTATAATACATTTAGAAAGGTACGACAGTAATGGAATAAATAATAGAGAGGGGATAAATTTAATTAAAATTAAGAATTTCGATGCAAGTAATGTTACAAGAATATTGAGATTTTATTTAAGTAAGTATGATAGGAATTATAACATGAACAATGAATTATTGAGTCATTACTACTTAAAACCATCTAAGAATTATTTAGAAAA